GCAATTCTTCGTAGCGCACACCATAGATTTCGGTGCCTTCCAATTCATCGCGGCAGAACATTCCGTAATTGGTGGCGTCCAGCCCCTCGGCAGCAAAGGCGTCGGCCAGCTCCTGCGCGTACACGCCAATGTGGATGCGGGCGCCGTCGCCCTTGGCAGCCACTGACTCGTTGAACTTAAAGGTTTTAATCAAACTCTTGACGCGGACGGCTACAGCGCGTTCAGCTTCAGACAGAGGGCGTGCCTGCTGTTTCTGGCGGGCGTCGGACGTGTTGATCGTGCCGGTGGTGGCGTAAACCGTTGTCCAGCGGTAAGACGGCGAGCCAAGGACATAGCTGTTATCCACAGCCGGTGCAAACCCAACGCTTGGAGAAACAAACACCGTGTTATTGCCCAGCGTTGTATTGGTGCCGCTAGAACTCAAAGCGCTGGTGGCAGAACCCACCGTGACGCCGGTGACAGTAATGCTTGGCGAACCAGTCAGGCCAGCCGATGTACCGCTGACACTGATACCCCAAGTGCCGGTAGCGCCGGTGCCTCCCGTGCTGGGAGCGCCGACGGTGTTGTAGGAAACAGTCAGCGCAGACGCGCCGTTAAATGTGCTGCCCGAACCGCCGCCAGAGCCGCCGCTGTTAAACGTAACGGCGTTGGTAGTCGTGCCGCCGCCACCTGCGGGTGCAGCCCAAGTACCGTCATTGCGCAAGAAAGTAGACGTGCTGCCAGCAGGCGCGGAGATAGCGTAAGAGTTCCAAGTAAACGCGCCCGTTGCATTTAATGCGGTTGTATACACGCCCGCCCAACGCAAGGCGCTGCCGCCGCAATAATAGGTATTGTCAGCTACTGGACTGATACCTACGCCGCTAACAGAACCTACGCTGTTGGTTTGGAATTCGCCATTAAAGGTTTGTTTGCCAGTCCAAGTATTGACGTTGGCCAAGTTAAGTGAGACGGTGCCGGACGTGGTAATCGTGCCGCCGCTTAGTCCGCTTCCAGCGGTAATAGATGTAACCGTGCCACTGCCGGAGCCGTTTGCAGCAGCCGTGATGCGGCCTTGAGCGTCCACGGTAATGTTGGCCGCCGTGTAAGAACCAGGCGTGACTGCCGTATTGGCCAAGGATATGGTGCCGGTTGTTGTAATAGGGCCGCCGGTAAGACCAGTGCCTGTGCCTACCGTTGTAACCGTTCCAGAACCTGACCCACTAGGAGTCGCCCAAGTCCCATCATTACGCAAGAATGTTGTCGTTGAACCAGCGGGCGCAGGGATTGCGTAGCTATTCCAGTCAATAACGCCAGTACCTAAATACAGCGATTTCCATTTAAGGGTCGAGCCGCCCAAAAAATAAGTGTCAGTAGTGGTTGGGGCAAAGCCAACCGTAGGCACCGCCGTTGCCACACCATTAAAGTTGATGTTGTTTCCTGACGCCGTAATCGTTGCGGTGCCCGATCCGATGCGGTACGTTGTCGCGTAGACATTGTTCCAGCTTGTACCAGCAGAACCCAAATCATTGGTGTTGTTTCCCGCGCCTTGCCAAGCCGACGATACAAGGCCAACGGCGTTGGTGGAATTTGCCAAAGCTATTGTTGTGCCTGTTGACGTAACAGACGGCGTGCTGGAGTACGTTCCGATGTTGACGCCGTTAAACGTCGAATTGACCGTAGTGGTTGCGCCAATGGTCGTAACGCTTTGCAGGTTTTGCGAACCGCCACCACCGCCTGTAATGTCAATGACAACCGTCGGGGTCTCGGTGGCGCTGTCGTAAAAGTTGCCCAAGCCGTAAATAGTGACAGCCGACACGTTAGAGCCGCCGTCAGAAATGTATTTGCGCGAGCTGCTTGCAACGTAAGGAGAAAAGCCCTTAAAGCCGTTGCCAATCGCGTTGACAACCAACGTGGCTGTTGAGCTGTTGTTATTGACAAAAATGTTATTGGTCGTGTACAAGGTTGCGCTGTTACGGGCAAACAAACAATTACTGATGCTGCTTGTAGAACGGGCTGCAACGCTAGTAGGCGCGTTGATGTAGATGTCAGCATTGCCGCCGTTGTTCTCAAAAAATACGCCGTCAACAATCAATTGCGTTGGCAAGAACGCCGTGGACTGATAATAGACGCCACCAGAAACGCCTTGGCTGCTGCCACTCATAACGCCGCAGGATTCAATCACGCCGCCGTTAATTGCAATTGGGCCGCCGCCTACGACCAGGTAACCTATTGACTTGATGCCGGCCACCGTGCAATTGTTGAACTGCATGGCTGTTGGTTCAGAAAATGAACTCTGCGAAACTACAAACCCAAGATCAGCCAGTTGGACGTTAAAGTTGCTTACGGTGATGCCCAAGCAGTCGTTCATCACAACGCCGGTGTTGTAGCCAATGATGCGCAAGTCTCTGAATTCGCCAATGCCGGGTACATTTTTCATGTACAGGCCAGTACCTACGCCAATCGTATAAGAGCCGCTGGCGTAGGTTGTTGCGTTGAATTTCTTGATCAGGCTGAACTGACCAAAATACATGGTGAAGAACTTGTTGTTGTATCCTGTTGTAAAGTCTATGTTGATAGCGCCGCCCGTAGCTGCGGCTGCATCTGAGCGATAGTCATAGATATAGGTCAAATCGGCGCCCTCACCTTTAAGGGTGATGCGTCCAGGTGCGTTCTGATCTGTGGAATTGGGCCAAGTAATGTCCAAATTCAAAGAAATTTTGTACGCGCCAGCGGGCAGCAATACTGTGCCGCCAACGCCGCTGGCTGACAGTGCGTTAATTGCTGCTTGGATGGCCAAGGTATCGTCGGTTGTTCCATCACCTACCGCGCCAAAATCCTGGACGCTGACAGTTTGACGCAGTTTGGCTTGCACTGTTGTAGTAACAGCACCAAGTCCTGCGGGTGTATAACTTATGTTGGCCGAGTTAAATGTGCCATTTACGCCATCAACAGACCAGATTAATACGTCAGTAGATGACTTGAGCGTCAAGGTGTAATTGGCGCCGCCAAGCCACAAATTGCACTCGCCACGCGAATCAAGAATGATAGGGTTTGTGTTAGCCGATGCGCCGGTTGAATCGGTGTACGTTGTCAAAGGCGTGCTTGTTCCGCTGGCATAGCTGTACAGTTTGCCGCCCACCAATGGATTGCCATTGGCGTCTAAGAATTGCATCTTGGGGCTGGGGGTCAAGTAAGTAGTCATAGTTACCTCGGAACAAGAGTCATTGTCGGCGTTGATGTATAGGTTGCACGGAGATGATCTCCTGGCGATAAGCCAAACATCCCATAATAACTGCCGGTGTTAAAAAATGTAACACCATCGCGGGAAAATTCCAAATTAGAAATGCTGCCACCGCTGACAATTACGTCCACCGGCAAGTCAGCTGTATTGGTGTAAACAAACGGGGACGCAGTTACGATAATCGGCGTAAGCGCGGCGGGCGGTTGACCGGAACCAGTAAGCACAAACAGGTTAAAGAAAAACCGATACCAAGACCTCGACATGAGGTTTGTTTGCGGGTCGATAAACACGACTCGCGCCGATGGGATATTGGTTACGTTAAGCATTTGTTGGGCTCAATACCAGTTCTGCGCCCATAATGGCTATCTTAATCGGGTCGGTGCCCGACAACTCATATACCCTGTCGCGCAGCTTGAGCGTCATGCCCAACCGACGCCAAAAAATACGTCTGCCGTATGCGCCGACAGCGCCGCCGCCTGACCAATGTGAATTAGACCAAGTATGGCCGCCATCATCAGACCAGCGCAGCATAAACTGCGGTTCTGGATTAACCGCTGGCGTTGTAGACGCAGCCAAATAAGCACCAGCTTCAGTGATTAGATTGTCGCCGGCTTCCGTTATCAGAAGTTCAACGCCAACGTCAGACGGCAAATAATGCCCTGCTTGAGCGTCAAGCTGCAAAGTATGCTGAGCTGTACGTTTAAGATTGTTCTGCCCTGTAGGCAGCGCCCGCCATGACCGCAACCATCGCTGAATTTGGTCGTAATCGCTGTAGACGTCCAAGTCAAAAGCGTACAAGTTGCCGTTGTTGTAGCTGCCGACCACAATCTCATTGTTGAACGATACTTGGCAGTTTGAAGGATGGCGGGTAAATTGCCCATCCACCCAGCCTGCGCGCTCATGCCAGGCTTGGGTAGCTACGTCATACACCCAAGTCGTGTTAGCGGTGGGGAATATAAGGACGTAAAAACTGTGGCCATCCTGCTGGTATGTGTACGCAATTGCGTCCGACATATTGCTGTACTGCTGGATTTGCCATTCCACAGCGTGCGTTGAAATGCGCGTGCCGGTGTAGCCGTTGGAACGGTAGACGATGCCCTGTCCACGGGCGTCGGCACCCAGCCAGAACAGGCCGTTGTCCATCTTGGCCACTGAGTATGGGGCAATGCAACCAATCTCATTAAACGCGCCTTGAATACGTTGTAGTGGGAAATCAGGCCCACCGGCGTCGTACCAAACTTCAATTGAACTGCTGCCAAACAGCCATGCTTCACGATGGTCAACAATTAACGCAACCAAGCCATCAGGTGAACCCTCGGCGCTGGCAAAATCCAAAGGATTAACTGAAGTGCCGTCAAGCAGCTGCGTAACCCAAACCTTTTGGCTGTTGGGCTCGTTAAAAACAAAGTACCCATCAAGATAGCCAACTGAAACCGAACCAGGGAAATCGGGGTCAGTAATCTGCGCGAATATTTTTGTCGCCGTGTTGTAAATGTACCCGTCAGGATTGGTAGAGATAAAAATCTGCGTGCCGTTGTCAGACATACTGACCGGCCCTACGCCAGACACAGTACCTAAACGGGTTGACACCCAGTTAGTGTTGACGCTGTAAAAACCGGTGCCGGAGACTACATACGCCGTACCATTGGTCTGCCATGCGCCTCGAATCGGGCCGGTGCTTACGGTGCACAGCTTGCGCAGACCTGGAGCGCGTTGCAAGAAGCCAGGCTCTTTGCCGCCCTCGGGGACAATCTCGGGGAACAGGTTGACCATCCTGTTGTCCGCAGCATTGACGCTGCGGGCGACGTAGCTGGAACCTAGGATGGGAGTTTTCATTAGTAGTTGCCAGCGTAGATGTTGAACCGCTGCCGAGTCGCCACAATGGCGTAGGGCATGGACATGACATCATCAGGATTGTTGATGCGCTTGAGGTTGCGCTTGCTGGTCATGGCAATGCGCGACACTTGCGGGCTAGGCTCAACGCCAAACTCAGGCGCAAATTCCATTGCTAGGTTGTAGGTGAACGCCCGCAGATAGCCTGGCGGGTAATACATCACGGTGGCCAAGTCAGCCGGACGATCAAGTTCTTGGACGCTAACAAAATGCCACTCCAACTCGCGGGTAGGCTTGGGATAAATTGTCAGCGTGATGTCAGGAAAACCCATGTTGACCCAGCAGACTTGCGGGTATGTGGATGTGACTGTTTTAACCGCAATGCCGTCGTACTGCTGCTGGTTAATGAATTTAATGCCAAAGCTGACGTTGGTGCCTGGGTCGCGGTAATAAGTGGCGTCGTCCATCTGAATTGGACGCAAGCCTATAAAGTCCCCGCTAGGGCCGAGCGTGCGGCTGATAAAGCCAGCCGGCCACAAAAAGGTTTGATCTTGGGTAACAAAAGTGGAAAGGCGCTCAGTATTCCACGAATCAATCATCTGATTGAGCGCCATCAGGGCGTCTTGAGAGACAGATGCGGAGGGGGTTTCGCCCTCGGCTAACACGCCGAGCAACCTCAACGACCGGTTGATTTGATCGCCAGCAGTGTATGTCGCCATGACTAGGCTCCTTCAGGTTCAGTTCTACGACGGCGCTTAACTTCCAGTGCGTTTACAGGAGCCGCCTCAGTAGCTACGGGCGTGTCCTGAGTATATCTTGTCCAGCCGTTCTTTTCATCGGCTTTTGCTTCAAGTTCCATCGTCGCTATTTTGCGGCCGTGGATGGGATGGGAGAGATATATTTCCATAGAAAAAGGGGGCTTTTGGCCCCCTTCCAATTAAGCGCCGTGGATAATGGCGAAATTAAGAACAACGGCTTCAGCCAAAGCACCGCCCGTCAGGTTACGCAAGGTAACAACTGCCGAACCAGCAGCCATGCTGGAGATATACGTTGTGTAAGCAGCCGCCGTGCCGCCACCAGATACATTTACGATGATTGCATCGTTGGTGCTAATTAAGCTGTTGGTCAAAGTAAATGACACAGCCGTGTTAGCTGCCAAAGAAGCAGCATTCATAGTGATGCGGCCAGCAGATTTGTTCAGAGTTACCCCCGTACCTTTGTCTGTTGCTTGCGTCACAGTACCTTGCGCTGCTGATGCGTACCCAATTTCCTCGGTAGCGTAGCAGGTAGAAAATTCGGGGTCAAGATAAGAGACGCCAATTGCTTTGGTATTTGACATGATTGTTTCCTTAAAAATGGGGGCCGGAGCCCCCACTTAGGTTTAAGCCAAACGGTACACAGACCAGGCTGCGTCGCCGGTCTTGACAGCGCGCCACTGCGAGGACACGCCAGCAGCGACAGTAGCCGTGCCAACCAAAGTCCAGCCAGTACCACCAGCGATGGTGACAGTGTTAGTGCCGCCAATGTTGATGACCGCAAAATCAAAAGAGCTGTTTACTTTTGCGCTGGAAACCAGAGCATCGGTAAGAGCTGCAGTTGGCAGCGTAACAGTAGCAACTGCACCTGTGTAGGTGATGATGCCGTTGGTCAGTTGAGCAGCAGTCAACGTCGCAGCAGCAGTAACTGCTACTGGAGTCGATTGCACGCCCATGTTGACTTCACTCAGATTGCCGTCACCAACTTGGTAACCGCCTGCGCCATTAGGAATAGCCATGATAATTTTCCTTCAAAAAGAATTGATTAACCCCAGACGCGGCAAGCCATCTGTGGACGAATGGTGCTGAAGCCATACAGAACGTCGATACGGCAAGGCATCCGATCGTTGTTGATATCGTACTGACGAACGACACGCAAGCTGATTCCGTTATGGACAGAACGTGCAGCCATGTCAACGCCTTGGGGCAGCAACAAGTCAGCAGTAGCGAAAGTGATCGCGTCCTTGTGGTAGACCAAGTTCTGAGCGTAGGCAGTAGAAGCAGCGCCCACGAAGGTCACAGCTTTGCTGTTTTGCGGCAAAACGTCCATAGTGGCCAAGGCATGGTTAGCCGAGTACATTGGGGCGACGGTCACAGTCCAGGTGCCAGACACAGCGGTAGCGTCAACCAAAGCCACGAACTGGAACAACGAACCTGTGGTTTCACGGGTTTGTGGGTTCACAGCGAAGCAGCTTGCAATGGTAAACACGTCGCCAGCCTTGATGGTCGTAGTCACCGAACCTTGAGTCAAGGTCAGGGTAGACGAACCTTCAGAGGTCACAGCAGCGCCAGTGGTCGTGGAGGCCGAGGCATCACGCGAACCAGTAGTGAACTGCTTGATCGACTGAGACATATTGATCTCTTCATAGCCCAGCACGCCAGTGCCCATCATGCCGTTCTTGAACTGCTTGCTGATGGTGTCGGTAGGATTGAACAAACCTTTCATGCCTTCAACCAGACCAGCGTTTGCAGCGGGGTTAACCGTTGCATAGCGGGGCGACATGACGGCGGCGTTCTCGTTCAGCTTCTGCTGGGCTTGCAACAAGACCAAAGAAGTCGAAGGAGTGGTGCCAGGAGTGCCGACGGTGTTACCGATGGTTTTGTAGGCATTAGCAACGTCAGCGTCAATGCTGGAGGCCAGCTGGCTGATACGTGGCTTCAACACGCGCTCTGCGAAGTCATCCAATTGCATGGTCAATTCAGCAGATGTGAAGTTGACACCGATGTGCTTTTGGCTGGCAACCGTCAAAGTGGTGTACTGCTCGTTGTCGTCCTGAACTTGCAGGGCGGCACCGTCAGTGACCAAAGCGCGGTCAGGCAGGCGAATACGCAGAGTAGAACCGATCTTGGCACCTTCAACAGCAAAGCTGTCGTCGTACTGACGGTTAACGTTACGGGTGATCACCAGATTGTTCTCAAGAATTTCGAGAGCCTTCCGTGTGATCATATCAATGGTTAGGATACTATTAGACATGAAAAAAAGTCCTTAAAAAAGTTAGCGGTTTGCCTGCGCTTGCAATTTTCTAATCTGCCGTGCCCTTTCGGCTTCTATCCACTGCGAATCCGACATGGTCTTGATAGACCGTGGATCAGTAGTGTCGAAGGCCGGTGATCCAGTGGATCGGGCGGTGACAGGCGAGATCGGTGCTGGCGCCGACGTGGTACGTTTCACGGGAGGATCAGCAGCCAGTTTGGCCTCAATCTTCCCAATTTCTTTTGCCTGACCGAGTGGCGACATACGGGAAATACGTTCCGCGTCCTTGGGGTTAGAACCGAGGTAATAAGCTAACTCAGGCCCAACATCCGAAGATCGGATCGTCTCTGCCATCACGTCGGTGATTGAAAGTTTGGGGTTGTACGCAACTTGTTCAAAGTCCTCGTACTTGCCGCGAGCTTCTTCTTCACGTTCGTGGTAGCTTTCAAGAATTTGCGACTGCTGCCTTGCCGCGTCCCGTTTAGCGACTAGTTCTTCTGCACGCTGGAGGGCCAATGCTTCCGCATAGGCTTCTGGTGTTTCAAACTGGTCAACGGATTGGGCGGCTGGAGCCCTCAACGTCTGCACTTCTGCTTGGCGTTGCGCTTGTTCCCGTTCCCACTTTCGTTGCTCTCTTGCGAGGCGTTTTCCAATAGCTGCGTCCAATTCTTCTTGTGTGAAGGTCTTGGTCGTCTCTACTTCCGGCGTAATAACTTCAGTCTCAGGCGCAACCGTTGCAACCTGATCTGGCACGGATTCAACTTCCGCTAGGATTTCTTCTGACATTTTTTCGATTCCATAGAATCCCTGGTGAGCGCACCAGTACGTTTTCGGGCATTATGCCGTATCTTCTGTCGCCGTGGGCATCTGCTCTTTGGCTAAATTCTGTACCGTTTGAACAATATGAAATACCTCTTGGTAAGGGCGGGTGCCCAAATAACCAAGGATTTGGTTTACAAGTTCGACGGGTAGATTAATAGTCATGGGGCAATTTCCTCTTGAGTTACGGGGGTTGTACTATATTCCATCCATTGTTGCTCGGATTGGCTCCAAGCAAAATCAGTTGTTTCGGTTGCTGCGGGTTTGATAGGGCGCACCACCCAACCAGGCGGGCTCCACCAAACCACTTCCTCGCCATCGCCAGCCGTTGGCGGCTCCGGCACTTCTTCCCAGCCTTCTGTGCCGTCAGTCTCAGGCATTGGGATTGATCCAAGTTTAGAGTAAAGCATATTAGTAATTGGGGAAAGCTGCGGTGGGGGTTGTTATGGTACGGGCGTAGCCTGTAGTTAATCTTAAATCGTCAATATAGCCATTTAATGAACTTCCACCTACTCTGTCTGCGCCGACATACAAAGTGCTAGTTTGGTTAAAATTGTCAGTAATCGCCGATCCACTTGTTGCGTCCGCAGTCCCATTAAGATAAATTTTTACGTTTCCTGTGGCAGTGCCAGAACGAACAACAGCAAAATAATACCAAGTTGAGGCCGCTAAAGACGTAGCTCCTGTGAGATTTGATGCGGTATAACTAAACTGAAGTTTATTGCTTGATGTTACGTTGATACTCCAACCTGTTGATGATGTGCCTTTACTAATAAGGCCGTAAGCAACACCAATAGCATTTAAATAGACCCAACCTTCAATCGTAAAATTGCCCGATCCTAATTGAAGGTTTGGCGTATCAATAGCGGTTAACCAATCACCTGACCCATCAAAAGCCATTGATGCGCCGCCAAATTTAGATTGCGTAGTGCTGACTTGGGCATTACCAACGGTTATTAAATTATTCATCATGGCGTTGTCGTAAATGCCGCCATTAATAGTATTAAGTAAAAGAGATGTGTTTGTAATTGCTGTTAATGGCGCTGTAGGAGGGGTAAAGTTTGAAGTATAAACTGCTGTACCTTTAACAATACGCAAATTAGAAATATTGCCGGTTAATGGATATTGTGTAGAACCATTATTTCTACGCCAACTAATACCTAAAAGTTCTGTTGCTCCTGTGTATAATGATCCAGATATAGAGGCTGGTGTGCCACCAACTCCATTTACATAAAATGTAACATTTGAACCATTTCTGACGGCGGCAAAATGATACCATTGATTTGCTGTTATAGAAAACCCGTTTGCTCCTCCTGCGGTATTAGTACCATCAGTTGACCATAAAAAACTAGGCACACCACCACTTACAAATAAAAGCCATTGGTTTGTTCCCGCAAAACCTCCTGCATTCCATTGACTAATTAAATCAATTTCTCCTGGTATAACTTGCGGATATACCCAAAATTCTACAGTAAAATTACTTGACCCAAAAATAAAAGCAGAATTGCTAGGAACTGTTAAATAATCTGCACTACCATTAAAATATCCCGAGCCACCAATTACAGAAGTAGAGTACGCAGAACCCATGCTAAACGGGCTAAATCGTTGTACTGACGTATCACCATATTTAGTAATAATAAATGCGTTTGTTGAGTTATCAATAAATTTATTAGATTGACAAGTTAATAAACTTGTGTTTGTAATTGCTGTTAATGGCGCTGTAGGAGGGGTAAAGTTTGAAGTATAAACTGCTGTACCTTTAACAATACGCAAATTAGAAATATTGCCGGTTAATGGATATTGTATAGAACTATTATTATTTCTACGCCAACTAATACCTAAAAGTTCTGTTGCTCCTGTATATAATGACCCAGATATAGAAGCTGGTGTGCCACCAACTCCATTTACATAAAATGTAACATTTGAGCCATTTCTGACGGCGGCAAAATGATACCATTGATTTGCTGTTACAGTAGTTCCCTCTGCTTGTCCTGATCCATTAGTACCATCAGTTGACCATAAAAAAGTAGGCACACTATTATTTATAAATAAAAGCCATTGGTTTGATCCGGCTATGGTTCCTGCATTCCATTGACTAATTAAATCAACTTCTGATGGTATAACTTGCGGATATACCCAAAATTCTACAGTAAAATTACTTGACCCAAAAATAAAAGCAGAATTGCTAGGAATTGTTAAATAATCTCCGTTGCCATCAAAATAATTACTCCAATCAGGGCCAAACGGGCTAACAGTGCCTTGCGTTGTGCTGCCGTTGCGAGTGACAGGGAATCCCGTAGCGGTGATTGTGGTACTTGATACTGTTTGTGATGCGCTAACTGTATAAGTTCCCACGCCACCTGTTCCAGTTAGTAATGCCGTAATAGTTGTACCAGCGGTAACACCTGTTCCCGTGATGCCTGTACCTACAACTAATGTTCCTGACGTAACCGCTGTAACTGTTAATACAGTAGTTGTAATGCTTCCGGTTACAACAGCTTGATTTGCGCTATCTAAAAACGTATTGTTTTGAGCGCCATTAGTCCCATCGCCGTGCAGCAATAGGGTGACGTATTTCCAAAATGGATCGGTTACTGCTGAAGTAACAAATGCCAACAAGTGATGGAAAATTCCACTCATGTTAAATTCGATCCAGAAATAATCCAAACGCCGCTAGAAGATGTACCAAATAATTTGGTAGCGGTAGCAATACCATATGTGGCTAATGTTCTGCTACCAGTAGTACCAGCACCAGCCAAATACATGGTATCTGTAGTAATAGCAATAGTTACGGCGCTTGATGATAAATTAATAAAACTGATTACCGTACCTATCGGGTATGCTACAGATGTTGCTGCGGGGATGGTATAGGTTACGCCAGTCCCAGAAGCGTTGTAAATATGCTTGCCAGCGTCTCCCAAAACAAGCGTATATGAACTGCCTTGGGCGTTTTGCGGCACATTTAGATAACCAACAGCATTAGTCCCGTCTACCGTGCAATTAGCCAGGCTGCCGGTTGTGGTTCCAGTGCCTCCATTGGCAACTGGCAACGCCGTGCCGGAATAGGAAATAGCCAATGTTCCGCTTGTTGTGATCGGGCTTCCGCTTACAGACAAGAAAGCTGGAACCGTTGCGGCGACTGAAGTAACCGAACCAGACCCGCTAACAGTTGTCCAAGTTGGGGCAGATGAGCCATTAGATGTCAGCACTTGGCCGCTTGTGCCAACGGCAGTATACGCTTGCGCAGTTCCAGTGCCATAAGTTATGCCGCCAGCAGTAGGTGTAGCGGTTGTGTTGGTGCCACCGTTAGCAATAGCCACTGTGCCGGTAACATTTGCAGCGTTGCCGCTAATATTTCCGCTGACTTGTGAACCAGGCAAGCTAAGTGCGCTTAACGTGGTCAATGTGGAATTGCTTGACGCTGTAACGTTGGCCGCCGTGCCTGTAGTGTTTTGATTCAGCGTTGGAATGTCCGCAGCCACAATAGCGCGGAATGTCGGAACACCTGCCGAACCGTTAGGCGCAGCCAAAATGTAATTGGCAGTTTTACTTGCGTAAGGGTTTAGGGTGTCGCCGTATGCCGTAGCCAAGCTAATGGCTGGGGTTGTTCCACCGCTACTGACAACGGGGCTTGTTCCAGTAACTGAAGTAACTGTGCCGGAGTTAGTAGCGGCAATAGTAATTGAACCAGCGCCGTTGGTAATGCTAATGCCGCTACCAGCGGTCAGTGTGGCTTTGGCAAGCGTATTGCCTGTGCTATTGCCAATCAGCAATTGCCCATCGGTGTACGATGTTTGATTGGTACCGCCGTTAGTTACAGGCAATGTGCCAGTTACGCCAGTAGTTAGCGATATCCCAAAAATACTATTGCCGCCCGATGCGGCGTTAATTGTTTTATTGGTCAATACATCTGTTGTTGCTTTGCCAACCAAAGTGTCATCTGCGTCTGGCAACGTCAAAATTCTATTTGTTGTCTGAGATGTCGTTATTTGCGTGGTTGTGCTTGTAGTTCCTGCTGGGTTAAATACAAGTTTTTTAGACGGGGTAGCGCCGTTATTTATTGCTACATACGCACCACTAGCACCTTGAAGCTCCAAGTTATTAGTAAAACCGCCGCTGTTAGTAATGCTTAAAACAATAGGATTGTTTGATGATGGTGTAGCGTTAGCAACATTTAGGTACGGGCCGTTTGCCGTACCAGCATTATTGGTAAACGATAAAACGTTTGTAGAACCAGTAGACGTTGAGCCTTGTATAAAATCTATTTTGGGGCCGGAAATTGATGGGTATGTACCAAGAACAACATTGCCGCTGCCCGTAGTGCTATAAG